TTTGATCTATTTATTTTAACTTATAAAATTAGTTATCCCAAGTCGCTTTAGGTTTATATTGCTCTAAAGCGTGTTGTATTACTGTAATAAAGCTAGATAGAAAAGCTACTCCTAAAAGCTCTAACATATCCGCACTAATTATTCCGGTGCTATTAGCTAAGTACAAAGATATAGCGCTTTGTAAACCGGTACGAAAAGCTTTAGATAACATAAAGCCCCAATAGGCTTTCCAATTTTTACTCGATTTGATATTTGCCAATTAAACTATTCCTTTCCGCGTTTATTTTAGCAGACCTAAACTCCATTAATTTAGCGTAGGTATTAGAACCTACTATACCGTCCTCTATTATCCCGGCTTTTTTTTGAAAAACCAAAACTGCGGCTTGCGTTAAACTACCAAAGTCGCCGTCCGGTACTAAATGTTGATCTAAAACTTCAGTTAGTAATTTTTGTATATACTTAACGCCCTCGCCTTTATCCCCTTTACGAAAAGGTTTACTAGCTAGGCCTAACTTAACGTATTCAGTTTGGTTAAAGTTATTACGTACTATACCTTTATTTAATTCTTCCGGCGTTACAAATATTTCAAAGTGCATAGGGTCTTTATAACTTTTATAGTTACCGCCCCACCTAAATACCGGTAAACCGTCTTGCGTTTTAATCTCTAAAATTTTAGCAATAGTACTATCTTTAAAATTAGTTTTAGTAGATCCGTCGCGCGTTACCGGGTTTAAATCCCAATTTATATCTACGGCTAAACCGTAGGCGTGGCAACTATATCTATTACTATTAGCTATTTTACGAAAGTTATAACCGCCCGTAGTTTTACGGTGCGTAATATAATTATCTTCCGTTAAACACATATTTAATAATGTAAAAGCGGGTAATACGGCCTTATTAATTTGCGCCCGCCCTTTACCGTTAAATCTTATTATTGTTAATTCATCGGTATTACCTAAAGCATTTGCCCAATGTTCTAAATACCAATTACTACTTCCTCGTCTTGTACTCATAATATCTCTATATCACTCCATTTCCTTAAATCTTTAGTGCTATGTAAAACTAGCGTTGTTACTCCGGGTAAACTTTTATCCCCGCCCCCTTCTTCAAACCATTGGCTACCGTTGTCTATGGTAGTTGCACCCAACATAAGCCTTTCATTTTCTTTACTCCAATGGTGGTGGTAATGTCCTACTAATAAAACATTAGTAGCATAAAAACCACCTTTACTTTGCTTACTAGCCATTTTATTAAACCAATTTTCTACCCGCAAGGCCGGTGTCGTTCCTCGTTTAGCTTGGTGGCCGTGCGCTAAAGTAAGTACGGTACCCGGTAAAACCTCAATACTATAAGCTAAACTATTATCCGGTATTGTAAATTTAACGTGCTTTTTACTAGGATCAGCTTTTAATACCTGCGCTACCTCGTCGAATAATTCGCCGTCCTTATTATCCCCAAACGTAGTGTAGGCTTTAGTACCAATTCTTTTTTCACCGTGATTTCCTAAAGCGCATAACCCAAGTACCTCATTAAAATCTTTACTAAATCTATTAAAGGCGTCTAATAACATTTGCCGGGCTAACGTTTTTTGCTGCCGTTCATCTAAAACGGTTGTAAAAGTTTGCATAGGGTAGTGGCCACTACACGATTCGACTAGATCACCTAAACCGGCTATAACTAACTTATCTAAGTCTTTATATTTACGTTTAAGGTGTTTTATCTGTAAAGCAATATTATCTAAAGCTTTATAATATCTATCTAACATATCTTCCGTACCCTCTTTTCCGACTTGCCAATCTGACATACATATTACGAAAGCTTTTTTATTTTTAGTTTTAGGTTGATCTACCGGCTTTTTACGTTTAGCGTTACTAATTAGCGTTTTTAATTCTTTATCTTGGTACTTATTATTTTTACGCGCGTATATGTTAGCTTTAAAATAATAAAAGTTTTGTATACCATTTTCGCCCCAACCTTGCCACGTTCTAAAGTTAACCGGCTCGTCCTCGCGTACGTAAAAGTCTTTACTAGCGCCGTCGCCAAGCCAATAATCTATCCAATCGTTCCAATTAGGGTTGCCTTTAGGTATAGCTTTAGTAGTAATACTACCTTTACCGCCGTTCATTTCTACGCCCGGTACCCAATCGGCGCTAGGTTTTATAGTTTTATTTTTTACTTCGGGTACATCTTTACGGGTAGCTACAAATTCGTCTAAATTCATAACTCGCACCCGTTTTCTTTTGCTATACGGCTTATTATTTTGCGTAAACTTTCACTATGTACCATTTTATAATTTAAAACTTCTATGCAATATTCCGCTATAGTTTTATAACTATACACGCTTAGTTGAGTTTCTTTTTTTCTTATTTGAGTTTGCTTTAATAAATTAATAATTACTTCAGTTTCTTTTGGGTATTTATTTTCGAATTTATTTTTACTTTTATAATTTATTTTACCTAAAGCGTAACTATCAAAGTCTATTTGTGTCATATTTAGCCCCTTTATTAACTTAGGGTAATTATATTCGCTTTATACGACATTAAAAGCTTATAAATAAAAAAAACCCGGTAATTAAACCGGGCTTTTAATTGCATATTGAGAGTATAAACCCCAACTAAAGTCTAATTCCTTATCCTTACGTTGCTTATACTTAACTTTATTATATCTTATCGTGTTTTATAAGCCACCACGCTAGGTAATTAATTCCTATTATTGCGCTAAAAACTATAAAAGCGTCCATAACTTTATTTTATCCGCTTATTTTAAATAATAATTCACTAAATAAACTTTCTTGCATATCTAAATCTTTTTCTAGTATTCTAAGCTGTTCCATCATTGAACTGTGAGCTATTTGTAGTTCCTCTATAGTATTAAATAACCAACCTATAACGCCTATAAGCGTAGTAATTAAAATAGGAGTAATAGTTTTTAGATCAACTTTCATTACATTAAAACGTTAACTAAAGTAGCTATAGATATACCGGCTATAATCCAACCGTATATTTCCGCTCTAGTAGGTCTAGTATTAATATCTTTTTGTAATTCGTCTAATTTATTAAAAATCTTTTCAATATCTAGCATTATTTTTGCTGTCATCTCTTTCTGCGTATAATTATTGTTGTCGCTCATAATCTAAGTAAGATTTTAACAGTATGCGATATTCTTTTTTAGCTAATGATATAGTGCGACCGTCGTATAAATCGTGGTGTAATTTACATAACATAGCAACGTTATTTATATCGTATTTACGGCTTGGACTACCGCCCATACCTATATCTTTTAAGTGCGCCATTTCTAATTTTTGGTCGTAGTTTATACACTCCGGCCACTCGCATTTATTACCGGCGCGCTCTAACGCTATTAGGCGCATTTTTTGAAGTTCGGTCAATTACGGTTTAGGGTTATTAGCCTTTACTTCGGCTATATGATCTGCCCAATTAGTAGTACCATTTACTCCGTCCCAATAAATTAAATCTAATTGTTCCGGGATAGCTAAATATTGTTCTTGTCTAGCCCTTATGTAGCCGTTATTATATTCATCTAATATAAAATTTTTACGATCTATAATAGATTGGTCATAATCTGCTTGGCTAAACTCTAAACGTTCTTTATTTATTTGCTTATATAACGGTTTAGCGTCTTCTATTTCTTGTGTAGCTTGCTCTAAAGCTTGTTCTTCTGTCATAAAATAAAGTTTAAGTAAGTTGATCTAAATTAAAAGTAATATGACATATATTTCTTATACTTACTTCTTTAAACCAAACAGAGTGAATTTTCCACTTGTTATGTTTCCACTTGAAAAAAAGAATTGTATTCCATCACTTGCACTTGCAACTGTATGAACTCCACCACCCTGTTGTCCTAACAAACCACTAGAATACATTGTTGCATCATCAAGTGTTACAAAACTATATTCTGAACTTGAATTAAAATTATAAAGATAAATAATTGCATTACCTGAAACACCACTTGTAGTAACTTGAAAATTAGCTATTACTCTATTCCAATAAGTAGAATTTGTTTGTGAATAATCACCAAAAGCTCCATAAGATTTTAAATTTTTTGCTGCACTATCATAATTTGCAGTTGTATCAGGAGTTCCAGATTTAGTAACTCTTAGTCTGCCATCTCTTATATTTTCAGAACATACAACATTATTAGCAGTAAACATATACACATCATAAGTGCTATCAATACCTGTTAAAGTAACACTTGCTACTGCTGATGTAACTATTTCTTCATCTATTTTTATTAA